GCCTGGAGCTGAACGACCTCCCGATCCCGGCTACGGTGTCGGAGGAGATCAGGTCTGGCCCCCGCCATCCCTTCCGCCACTCCCCCCCGGCGTCTGGCCGAGCCCGCCCGTTGGTGTTTGGCCCCCCTCGCGCCCTGGCATTCCCACCCACCCGATTGTGATCTATCCCCCGCACCCCTCTCACGGCCTGCCGCCATACCCGGATCAGGGCCTGCCTCCGGCTGGCGGGAAGCCCGACCAGGGTCTGCCGGGAAGACCGCCGAAACCCGACCAGGGCCTGCCTGGAGGGCCTGACAATACCCTGCCGGGAGTGCCCCCGTCCGTGGACAACTCGCTACCCATGCCGCCCGCGACAGTGTGGCCCCCCTTGCCGCCGGGAACCGGCGTTGCAGGCAAGGCGCTCATTCTGGTCTGGGTTGTGGGAGTTGGATACCGCTGGATCGTAGTTGGGGCAACCGATATCTGGCCCCCGCAGCCAGTGCGTCCCGACCAGGGACTGCCCCCCGGCCCGCAGCCTAAGTAGGAAACGCTCATGAGATAGGGCAGCACGCCAAGGCTGCCCTATTTCGAGGCCCACATGACAGCGACCGCGGAAGCCGAACTGATCGAGGCCGTTGCGCAGTACAAAGACGACCCATTGGGATGGGTGCGCTTCGCGTACCCTTGGCAGGAACCGCGGACGCCACTGGCGGATTACGCAGGCCCGGACCAGTGGCAGGCCGAACTCCTGCGCGAGATCGGTGAAGAGGTGCGGCGCCGCGGTTTCGACGGCCTCAATGCAGTAGGTCCGATCCGCCAGGCCATCTCGAGCGGCCACGGGATCGGGAAATCGACCACTTCCGCCTGGCTCGCGAACTGGATCATGTCCACGCGCCCCAATTCGCAGGGCACGATCACGTCCAACACGTTCGCGCAGTTGAGCACTAAGACCTGGCCGGCGATCCTCAAGTGGACGCGCATGTGCATCACCGGCCACTGGTTCGTGGTGGGCCAGGAAAAGATCGTGGCTAAGGCGGCGCCGGAATCCTGGTTCGTAACCGCACAGACCTGCCGGCGGGAAAACAGCGAGGCATTCCACGGCCAGCACGCGGCCAGATCGACAAGCTGGTATCTGTTCGATGAGGCATCCGCGATTCCAGACGAGATCTGGAACGCGGCCGAAGGCGGATTGACTGACGGGGAGCCGATGATTTTTGCCTGGGGCAACCCCACGCGCAACACCGGCAAGTTCCACCGCATCGTCTTCGGCTCTGAACGCGACCGCTGGCGCCAGAAGATCATCGACAGCCGCACCGCGAAATTTACCAACAAAGCCCTCCTCGAGGAGTGGATCACCGATTACGGTGAGGATTCGGATTTTGTACGGGTCCGCGTCCGCGGGATCGCGCCGCGAGCCGGCGAGTTGCAATACATCGATCAGGAACGAGTCTGGCAGGCCCAGCAGAGACTGGAATCGAGCTTCCCAGATGACCCTCTCATCGCTGGATTCGACGTAGCCGGCCGCGGCGGGATGTTCTCGATGGCGGGCGCCCGCAGCGACGGCGGCGACGGCGGCGCAGCCCGGCGCGACAGCGGCGGATCCGGCGCCTGGAACGTCATCGCCTTCCGGCGCGGCATGGACGCGCGGACGATCCCGGCCATCCGCATATCTGGCGAAGATACCCGCGACCGCAGCGTTATGACCGCGAAGCTGACCGAGATCCTGAGCGACAAGCGGCCCAGCCACCGGGTGGCGATGATGTTTGTCGATTCGGCCTTCGGTGCGCCTTACGTGGAGCGGCTGCGCACGATGGGCTACGACAACGTAATGGAAGTGAACTTCGGCGCGCCGTCGCACGACCGCCACCAGGCCAACATGCGGGCCTACATGTGGAGCCGGATGAAGGAGTGGCTTCTGAAGGGCGCGATTCCCGCGGACAACATCCTCGAAACGGACTTGTGCGGCCCCGGATACCACCTCAACAAGAGCGAGCAGTTGGTGATTGAGTCGAAGCAGGACATGGTGAAACGCGGGATCGCGTCTCCGGATTTCGGAGATGCGCTGGCGCTCACCTTCGCGGCATTTGTGCCGCCGCAGGCGCCGGGCGCGGCGCAGGAACTGGTGCGCGGCTTCGGGGGTGGCGGTTCATGGATGGGGTGACATGCCACGCCTAACCGTGCTGATGGGCGCCCCCGGATCCGGCAAGTCCACATATGCCAAGGGCACCGGAGCGCATGTGGTGACTACGGACGGCGCACGGGAACGCGGCCAGTCTCCCGGCGAGATCCTCCATAACGCCTATCGCGAAATCAACAAAGCCCTGGCCGCTGGCAAGAACGTCGTCTTCGACACGACCGGCGCAAACCCCGCCGTGCGCAAGGCGGCCGCCACGATCGCCCAGAAGCACGGCGCCCAGCTCGCCGCGCGCGTGATCGACGCACCGGTGGGCGCCTGCCTTCAGGCGCAGCAGGGACGGGCGAAGCCGGTCGCGGCCGCGGACGTGCGGCGCATCCACGACGCGGTGCGCCAGCAGACTGCGGGCCTGAAGGACGAGGGATTCCAGGACGTGCGTGTGGTGAAACGGAAATAATATGCCACTTTTAAAAGGCAAAAATCAGGGTGTCATCTCTTCCAACATTCGCAAAGAGATTGCCGCGGGGAAAAAGCCGAAGCAGGCCGTAGCGATCGCACTGCACACTGCGGGCAAGCCGAAGCGCACGCTGCGCCAGTTGATGAAGGGTGGAAATGGGCAGCTTTAACGTATCTGCCCGTATCGGGCGCGACCCCGAACGCTTCCGCATACGCGGAAACACGCACGTCGGAAGATCAATTCTGACGCGTTGTCAGATATGCCTGAAATTGCTTTTTGAGTTCTGCCATCTCTTCATGCAGCTTGTTGCCGTTCTCGATCAATTGATCGACCTGCGCGTCATGGGCAAGCGCAGTGACCTCCAGCGATTTGATCGACTCATGCAGGATCAGGCTGTTATGCACAAGCTGCGCGATGGCGTGATTGATTTCTGCAAACGTGGCATCGTGTCTGGTGACAACTTCAGTGAGTTCTTTGGTAGTCAAGGGATTCATCCTAGCCGGATAGCGTCCGGCTTATTTTCATTATAACCCGTGGCATCCAGTAAGGCCGAAAAAGACCTGATCGCGACCGCACGCGAACGCTACAAACTCGCCGAGGAAGCCGAGCGCGAGATCCGCCGAGAGGCGAAGATCGACCTGGAATTCGCCGCCGGCAACCAGTGGGACGATGCCGACATGCGCCAGCGCAACGCGATCACGCCAGGCAACAAGCGGCCCTGCCTCACGTTCAATAAATTGACCGGCCCGCTGAACCAGGTTGCCAACCAGGCGCGGATGAACAAGCCCGACCTCGAGGCTTTAGCCGTCGATTCATCCGGGGACGCGAAAACCGCCAAGGTGATCGAGGGCATGATCCGGCATATCCAGTACGCGAGCAAGGCCGATCAGGTTTACGAAACCAGTCTCGACCAGTCGACGAAGGGCGGCTTTGGTTACTTCAAGGTCGTCACGCAATACTGCGGAAATAAGACGTTTGATGAGGAAATCAGGATCGAGCGCATTCTGAACCCGTTCAACGTCCTGATGGACCCGTATGCGCGCGAGGCCGATAAGAGCGATGCGAAGTGGGCCTTCGAGTTGGAGCGGATGTCCCGCGACGAGTACAAGGCCGAATTCGGCAACACCGAAATCGTGCAGATGAACTGGTACGACGGCGGCACCAACCCGGCGCCAGACTGGATCGGCAAAGACGCCGTGCTGGTGGCCCGGTACTGGTATATCGACATCGAAACCAAGGCCCTAGTCGCGATCCAGTGGCCTGACGGCAAGATCACAAGCGAGTACGTCGAGAACCTGCCGGATGAACTTCCGCCGGGCGTGCAGTACGCCGTCGATAAGAACGGCGACCGCATGGAACGCGAAGACCAGATCCGGCACGTAAAAATGTGCCGGCTGAACGGCGTGGAAGTCCTGGACGAGACGGAATGGAAAGGCCAGTGGATTCCGATTCTGGCGGTGCTGGGCGAGGAGATGTACATCGAGAACAAACGCTACCTGTTCTCGTTGATCCGCTTCGCCCGCGACCCGCAGAAGCTGTACAACTTCTACCGCTCAAGCGAGGCCGAGACGGTGATGCTCGGCACCAAGGCGCCGTGGGTCGGCGTCAAAGGCGCGTTTAAGGATCCCCGCTGGGCGACGGCAAACAGCGTGCCGTGGTCGTACCTCGAGTACGAACCACTGGACATTGCCGGAAACCCGGCGCCGATGCCGCAGCGCAACCTGGCGGAACCGCCGATCCAGGCACTGTCGATCGGCGCCGCGCAGGCCGCGGACGACATCAAGGCAACCACGAACGTCTACGACGCCAGTCTCGGCAGCCAGTCGAACGAAGTGTCCGGTATCGCGATTCAGCGCCGGCAGGGGCAGATGGAGTTGTCCAACTTCCACTTTGTCGACAACCTGAACCGCGCCATCCTGCAATGCGGCGTCATCCTTTGCGACCTCATCCCGAAGATTTACGACACCCCGCGCCAGGTCCGGATTCTGGGCGAGGACATGCAGGAAGAGATCGTCCAGGTGAACCAGAAGTTCCAGGGCGATTATGGCGAGGATAAATGCTTCGACCTGACCAGCGGCAAATACGACGTGAGGCTGAAAATCGGGCCTAGTTTCAAAACGCAGAGGCAGGAAACCGCATCCCAGGTTACGCAACTGGCGCAGAATTTCCCCCAACTGATGCAGGTTGCCGGCGATATCGTTTTCGAGAACCTCGACTTTGCCGGCGCCGACCAGATTGCCGACCGGTTGCGCCGGGCTATGCCGCCGAATCTGACAGAGGATCCCGGCAGAAAGCCGGCAGAACTGCTCGCGCAGCAGAACCAGCAACAGGCGCAGCAGATCGAGCAGATGACCGCGGCCTTGACCAAGCTCTCGGATGACGTCCGCGCCAAACGCATCGAGGCGGAATCGCAACAGCAGATCGAGCAGATGAAGATCGAGAGCAGTGATCGCCAGGCCGCGCTGCGCGCCCAGGTGGACCTCGTGAAGCTGGAGGCGAACCTGACCTCTGCCGAGGATATTCAGATACTGCGTAGCCAGGTGACGCTGTTGCAGGCCCAGGTGGCCGCTATGGCGTCAGGTGCAGCGGCCGAGGCCGCAGAGGGGCCGGAACCCGCCGAAGCGATGGCAGGGCCAGGAATGAGCGGGCCGATGGGCGGCCCGCCCGCCGCTTCGCCCGCCGGGCCGCAGCCAGGCGTGATGATGCCGCCGCAAATGTGATTTATGGCAGACGAAGTAACCCTTCCAACCGGGCAAGGTCCGGAAGGCGCCACTGAGAGCGAGGCCCCGACAGATTTTCGGGAGTTTGCCAAGTGGCGCGCAACCGGTGAATTGCCCGAACAGGAAGCGCAAGCACCCGCGGCCGCGGACGAACCGCCGGCCAAAACCGAACCGGACCCGGAACCGGACGATGATCAGGAAGCAGAGGAGCAAAAAGAAGAACAGCAGGATGCCGATGCGTCCGCCGCCGGCAAGGGCCGGGGCGGATCACGCCAGCGCAGGATCGACAGGCTGACGCGCGAAAACGAGGAGTTGAAGCGGCAGATCGCCGATAAGGCGCAGCCGCCGCAGGATAAGCCCTCCGAACCCGCAGCGCCAGGCAAGCCGAAACTGGAAGACTTTCAGACGCTCGAGCAATACCAGGAAGCACTGACGGACTGGAAACTCGACCAACGCGAGCAGCAGCGCAAAGAGGCTGATGCGCGCACCGCGGCCGAGGAAGCAGTCCGCAAAGAGCAGGAAACGTGGGCGAAGCGGGAAAAAGCCGCCCGCAAGGCGCACGACGACTACGACGACCTGATGGAGACGGTCCAGATCCCGGCAGGGCCGGGAGTGCTGGCCGCTCGGCAGGCCATGTTGGAAGACGAAAACGGCGCCGAAATGCTCTACTACCTGGCGAAGCATCCCGCGGAACTCGAGCGCATTGCCGGCCTTTCGCCGGCAAGCGCAATCCTGGCTATCGGCAAATTGTCGGCCTCTTTGACCCCTGCAACTGATAACGGTAAACCTCGCATAACAGGCGCACCCAAGCCGCCGCCGCCGAGTGGACGGCCAACCAGGACCGTCTCGGATTCCGTAGACGATCCGGCAGTCCAAAAGGATTTCACGAGGTGGGCGAAGGTGAGGACGGCGCAAATTAAGGGAAGATAAATGCCGAATGTTTTGTTGACGCCTCAGATGATAACAAACGAGTTATTGCTGCGGTTCAAAAATAACCTGGGTTTCAGCGGCGCGATCTCACATACATGGGACGACAAGTTCGCCATAAACGGAGCTAAGATCGGCGACACGCTGCGTCTGCGCGATGCGGTGGAATTCACGGTCGGGAAGAACCCCGACATCACTGCCGCGATTCAGGACGTCGTCGAAACCCAGAAGACCCTCACCCTCAACCAGCAGGCCGTCGTAGCCTTCCAGTTCTCGTCCGCGGAACTGACGCTCTCGATCGACGCATTCAGCGACCGGTACGTCAAATCCGCGGCCGTCGCGCTCGCCAACCAGGTCGATGTGGACGGACTCACGATGGCGTA